AATCAATTTATCACAATGGGGTGTATTGTAGTTATTGAATACTGTAAATCTTGCGTGTTTTCTAGTTTCGTTTTTATCCCAATCAAGCCATACTGAATCTGATTCAGCAAATACTCTTTCAAGTTCTTCAACGACTAACTCAAGCACTTTCAATTTCTCTTGTCCTGAAGATAAATCACGATAGCCCGATAGTAAATCACGATACCATGAAACGAGGTATGCTCTTGACATATGCGAAGGATTCTCCGTCATTACCGCATTATGCAAACAGGGCAACATTGGGAGTTTTCCTACCGTATCGGGAACAGAAATCTCGCCTCCAATCGCTTCAATGGGGGGTGCATCGGGGAACACCACCTCATTTTTACCGCCCTTTTTGAACGGGATATGGCGAGGCTTCTTAGCAATTGATAGTATTTCTTCAAGAGACAAAGAAAGGTCATCAACAGTCAAAGGAACACAATAATAAGGATTACCGTTCTCATCAGATGAAGACATATTAACCGTATTTGGAACTCTTCGTAGTCTTGTTTTTTGACCTACTCTATCATCAAGAGTAATCTTAGTTCCGACTTTTGATTTCAAATATTCTTTAATTTCACGAAAAAATGTTTGGACATTTCTCATATCTTTTGTTCTTTGTCCAAACAAAAACAAATGAAATCCACGACCTGAAAAGAACAAGGTGTGTTGATAATCTTTTGTAATAACCAAATCCATCACCTTTTTAACATCTCGCCAAGCCAATTCTAATTCATCGTCGTGTGCATCAAAATCAAGAAAAATCCTATCAATAATAACTGAGGATTCTACTTTTGCTTTCTCCGTAAAATGTTCAAAGTCATAGACCGTAGTATATACATTCGTCCTGTTATTTTGAGCATTAATAAACTTAGCATAATCATTCCTCGTTCTTTTTACTTCTCTTTTCATCTGTGGTGCGTTCTTGATGTGGCTTCCCGCCCACACTTCTCTCGGAAATTTCATTATCTTTACCTCCAAAGTTAATTGTTGCTCCATTGAGCAATTTTTTGATTGTCATAGCAATTTCACCGTTTAATACGGTCATTACCGTTAATTTAAGAACATCTTCAAAATATGCACCAACATAGTCTTCTTTGATTCTCAAGTCTTGAATCAGTTTGAACTTTTCAATTAAGGTCATTTCTGAATAAATATCCTGTGATAAGTCGGCTACTGTATCATTTAGATTAGAAATCTCATTGAATGTCCAATTTCTACCAAGCACTTTCTTTTCAATTAGTTCTTTCATTTTCTCCCTCCATAGTCATTATTTTCATAATAAGAAAATCACTAAAAGATAACGGTGGTTGATAATTAAACTTCATTTGGTCATATAAATCCTTTAGTTCAATTTTATGTTGTCTAATTTTATCTCTTGAAACTAATGTTTTTCTCATATTATCACAACCATGCGTCCTCTTGTGCGGCAGGACAAATACCATAATAAGAACAATACTCAGAACAAGTGCTTCTCCAAAAACTAGTCGGAAATTGTTTCTGTTCATAAGAATGAATTAACTTAGCAATATTATCCCATAGTGCAGTCATTGACCTCTTTTTAACAGGTTCAACCTGAATATGATTAGCAACAGGATAATACCAACCCCAATGGCTCACTTCCATGTCTTTTGACAAACCATATTTTTCAAGCACTTCTTCGGGTGCATTTTCAATCATCAATTGATAAAAGGCCATCTCTTGACGCATAGAAGATTCTTTACTTTCTTTCCAGCCCCCAGTCTTGTATTCAAAAGGAATTAGTTTGCCGTTTTCAATAAACACACGGTCAATAATACCTTGAAGTCTTACTACATAGTCTCTTTGAAGAGGATATTTCTTACTTACATTCTTTGGCACAGTAATTTCACAATCAAATAACTTCTCATTGATTACTGGTAGAAACTCATCTACTCTTTCTTCACTTCTTGCTTCAATAAAGCGTTGTGCTTCAAATGCCGCTACTGTTAGTGAAACATCAAAATAATCATCAACAGGCATTAAAGATGTGCAGTATTCAAGAACTTCTGAGTTATTCATCTTTTCTGCTTTCTTAATATCAAACTCTTCAAAGAAAGCCTCTCGGTGATTATGCAATACCGTTCCCTTTCTCATCGCTTCTGTTTGGTCTGTTGGTAATCTTTGAATATAAGCAAATTCATATTTCTTATTACACCAACCAAAAGCATTAACTAAAGAAGATTTACTAATCTTCAAGATAGGTTTTGAAGGGTCGCTATAATTTTCTGGTTGCCAATCATAAGTAAATGGCCTCATTGAATTAATTCTTGCTTCATATTTTTCATCTGTATTCATTCTTTCCGCCCTCTCGGTCTGGTTATTCCGCTTGCTAAAACCCAATTATTGTAGTTTTCAATATCCATTCTATCTTTAATTTCCCATTCAAGGAAATCAATAGTCATAATAAGATGGTCAATAAAGGAATATTCCCCTAAGTGTCCTTCCGTATCTTCAACTAACATTCTTTCATAGTGTTTCATCAGTTTTTTCTTTTTCTTTTCTATGTCTTCTCTATTCATTCTTCTTCACCTCCTTTAATTACAATTAATCCCATTGGCTGAAATGGCTTAATATACATTCTTTTGCCCGTATTATCTAATGGGTGTGGTGGAATATACCACAATCTTAATTTTTCATCATATCTTTTCTGCATTATTTTCACCACCATTCATCAAGGCTTGCCTGTAATCTCCCCGTCCGTATGGCCGATATATCCCAATCCATAGCCTTGAAAATCGGTTCGGCCTTCTTTACCACCTGCGAGGCATAGAACTCAAGGTCTGGACGATAACCGATAAAATCCTTAGCGGTTGTGCCTGATAAGTATTCAACTTCTCGCCTTTCTTGCGTTAAAGGATGCGTATAAAAATCATTTACACCCTTTACTTTTAAATAAATATAAGAGTCATCAAAATTAGTATCATTCTTTTCCCAAGCATACAAAACACCTGCAATACCAGCACCAAATGTCGGTTTCTTTCCATCAAGCGTTATGAATTTAGTCGTTTCTGTTGCACACTTTTCACATACTTTATGTTTCAAGTTAATACAATCACGAACATGATACTTTGTATTACATTCGGGGCATTTTACCATGAATCTATTTTCCCTTAGACGGCTTCTTTTGATAAGAGGCATTATGCTCAATTCTCCATCAAGAACCATTGTATATTGTCGGTGTAGATAGTTCACAATTTCTGCTTGTGTTTTACCTTCAACCCACATTTTGAGAGTTTCAGTTTGAATATTTTTAGCCAATTTAGTTTCACTAACACGCTTTGCTGTAAATCCAGTCATACTAAACTTTGGTTTTTCCAACCATTCTCCATCTTCCCAAGATACTAGCCCTGCGTTTCTGTTTTTGGTTGTTCCAACACCTAATGCTGAATAATATTTCTCAAACTCAAGAACAACAGGATGGTTGTCTAATCCCATTACATTAGGAAAACTCTCACGCACCTTTGCCTCAATCTGTTTAATTGATTTTTGTGCTTGTTCCACCGAATCTATCTGCACATAGATAGAATCTGTATGTCCATAAACTACTTTCATATTATCATCTCAAAGTAAAAAGCATACCAACAGGTTGTTTTTGCATTTTAGCAACTTCATCTTGGAGTTCCATAATCTGTCTTCTAACTAATTGAAAAGAACGCAATTTAATTTCCAAGTCCTCTAGTTCTTCCTCTAAGTATTCCTTCATTTTCTTTATTTCTTTTAATGCTTCAAAGTAAAATTCTTCATCCTTCATAATACCACCACCAGTAATGTAATAATTGTTGCTATATTAACTACATTAACCATCATTAATATTTTATTGCTTCTGCTAATCATCATCAATAATTCCTCCAACAATTCATTCGTCCTGTCCATCATCATTTTCATTCACGCCCTGTTCAATGTCTACAATGATAGCGTTTCGCTTAAGATTGTTCATCATTTGAAAAATCTCTTTTACCTCTTGCATTGTAATATCATAGGTTTCTTCTGTGTCATAAGATAATTTAACTGTAATATATTTTGTTTTCATTCTTCCATCTCCTTTGCTGCAAATGCCGCTAATCTAATTGCTTCTCTTGCACTTGCTGTAATACTTGCGGCTAAATCAACATCAGCCCAACCAAACCCTTGAAAGGCAACAATGCCGTAAAAAGAAGCCATTAATCTCTTAACAGCCATTTGATTGTTATACCACTTTGCATACTCGCCATTGTCCGTTTCTCTTGCCTCTCGCATCAGTCGTTTATATTCATTTCGCAACTCCTTCAATTCAAGGACGGCTCTCGGTAAAAGACCAAGTTTATCCGTTTTGTAATAAAGCATTTGCTCATGCTTTGTTTCGCTAAAGTCTCTCGGAGTAAGAATATTTACTGCAAACTCCGTTGGTTCTTCGGATTTAGTTTCCCAACTAATATTGCGAGCAATCATCATTGAAGGATATAGACCAGCAAAATCAAAAGCGGCCACATTAAGATGTAATCCGTTTGTTCCTTCGCTTAAGGGGTCGTAAATCATCGCACCTTCGTATTCTTGTCTTTTATCCACTTTACTGCCAGTAGGGGCTTTCCAAGTAGCGTTTCGCATAAAATATATTGAACCCATATGGCTTGCATAAAAACAAGCATCAAATGGTGCTTTCAGTAATCGTTGAAGAGAAAGGATTGCTTCACTACAAAAATTAGTTTCGTCAATTTCAACCATCAATTCAACATCTCTCAAAGCATATTGAAGATAAGTCGCTGTATCTTCTAACCAAGCCCTGCGATAAAATTCATTGGTATCTGGAAACTTTTCCGATACTAACTTCTTCTTATCAAGAACTGTTTCACCGATATAATCAAGAGAAAGAGAAGGTAATGTTCCTCTTTGAGAATCATTCCATTGTCTTTCAAATGCCAAATCCAAAGAAAGTGTAATTCGCCCACCAATAGGTTGTTCAATTGGAGAAAAACCTTTCTCCGAATATTTGAACTCATAGCCGTCTTTTACAGACTTAACTCCCTTAACTGTTGCCGTTGGTGAAATAATGCGAGGGTCAAGACCCACCGCACAAGCCCGTTCAAATAACTTTGGTAAATCAGCAAAATGCCCAAACCAAGCAATTAACATATCGGGGTCTTTAACAACCATAGTAGTCATAAAATCTTCAATCATTTCTCTCTCTGATGAGAAAAAGCGCACAGAACAATTAGAAGGTGGGCAAATATCTCCTTTCAAAATAACATCACCCAAATCTTTTTGAGTGTTATCTTTAGGCCACCAGACCCATTGAATATATTCTTCGTCGTAGTTATCATAAATAACAATTGTAGTCAATTGGTCGTGATAATCACCACCTTGTTGCCATTCCATATCCCAATACCATTTACGCATTTTGTATTCGGGCATTTCATCTAACTCATCAACACAATACCGAAAGTGAAAAGGAACATCGGCTTCATAAGTTTCACCGAACATATCCTTTGCTTTTCTCAAATCGTGAGAACTCTCAACGATTACTTTCTTTAATGGCTCGTTTTTAAGATTAACCCAATCACCACGAACATACTCAAATTCCCGACTAATATATTTACTCGGCTTATATTCAAATGGTTCTGCGCTGTCTTCTTTTACATAAAAATAAGGCCGAAAAGGAATAACTTCATGTTTCTTCTCTCCATTTTCTCTCCAAGATTTGTATATTCTATTTCCATCATTCATTCTACTAATTATCATTATTATTCACCCTGAAATATGTGGTGCTTTCAACAGCATTCTGTCATTTGCTACTACTAAAAGAGGAAAATCATCTTTTACATAAAAGTTCAACATCTGGTCTTTCTTAAAGAAAGCATAGATTGGTGAACTGAACTCCACCGTAGCGGGTTCTCCCGTAGGAAAAGCAGGAGTTATTGTCTCTTCGTATTTATTTGTAATATCTTGGCGTGTTGAAATATTTAACAGGCCATTATTAAAATCAATTTTATACACTCCACTTTTGACTAGTTCACAGGCTTTTATTGCATCCTGTAATTGTCCTTGTGTGAGCGTAAATGCTCCCTCAAACTTAGATTTACCAAAGTTAAAAAGAGTCTGAGGCTGAATCTCATATGAAACAGGATTTAGCATGTTTTGGATTCTTGCGATAGCATCAGCATTTGGATGATTAACTACCAAAGGAATAGATGCTTTCTTTGTTCCACAATTAATAAGAATAAAATCCCCAACCGAGAAAACTATATCTTCTCCGCTAAAATTCTTTAAATAAGGAATAACAGTTGCACTATCAAAACAAACTCGGCCTTGTTCTTCAATATTAGCATCAAGACCAATCTTAACGCAGAAGGTGGCATTTCCATTCCAAATTTCAATGGAAGCAGTATCAGCCACCAAATAGGCATAAGTCCCAAAGTTAGTTGGGCCAAACCCACTATTGGTTGTTCCTTTTCCTCTTACTTGAACGCTTTCTAATGCTTTCTTTAAAGTATCACTATCAATTGTAAATTTCAAATCAATCCCTCACGCAGTTCAGGAATGCCATCCCAAGAAACATTACCATTACCGATAGTTAATGTTTCCCAAGTTTTGCCAACTAATTGAGTATTAGTTTTACTACTTAAAAGTTCGGCTTTATAGACAACATCATTCTTTTTTCGTGTTCTTTTTGTTGAAATTATTTGATGCAAATAGTCGCCCCAGTTATGCCAATTTGGTTTAGAACCAATAACTTCACCTGTTGCTCCATAATCGGCTTTAGCGTGAGTAATGTAAATTTGGTCACAATTAAGATTTTTACACATCAAAAGAAGAGAATAGAATGGAGCATTTCTTTTACCCCATTCAAATTTCATCTTTTGTGGTTTTCCAATTTTTGAAGAACCTGTCACATTTAATGTGCAACAATCTAACCATTTATCTACACCATCAAATACAAAGAGACAATTTTCTCCTTGTTCAATTTTTGATTTAACAAATAAAACAAAATCTTCCGAATTTGCTTCAGACTTTTGAATATCTAATTCACCATTTTTATTTCGCACTTCTGGATTCCAGAGAGTAATTCTGCTTGTCATGTTATGATTTTGCCTCCATGTTGGTTCGCAACCATCATCCCAGTCTAAAACATAAATATGTTTATCAGGACAATCAAGAGCCAAACCACTTTTGACGGTCTTTGGCTCTCCCCAAATACCACAAATGATTCTATTATTTCTAGCGAGTCTGCCCTCAACCTGTCTTTCTAATTTATCCTTGAAGGCATGAACTCTTGCGTTATTTGCCATTTCTTGATTAATTTTTATTTCGCTTGTCAATCCCATTTTTTCACTTCTCCTTTAATATCTTTTTCTTCAAAATCTATTTCTAATCCTTTGGCTTCTGTCCAAGAGTTAAATAACGCTTTTACAGATTCAATATCATCAACCATTATTTTGGTTTCTTTACTTCCAATGTGGAAATTGATAAGATAAGAAGTCTCGTCTCTTTCATTAAGTCGGTAAGTCATAAATTGAACATCTTTTAAATCAATAATCCAACTACCCGACTTAATAACAAATTCTTCAGCGATGAACGCTGAATTAAAATTACTAATGTAAATGTATTCCATATTTTTCACCTTTTTTAAAATAGAGGCTTCGCACCCCTACGACCGTCATTAACGCCAACGGCTACACAATGGTTGATTTTAATCAAAACCAGTCAAAATCTTCTTCAACTGGAACTGAAACCTCAACTGCCGAACCATGACGAACTGTGCAGTAAATACCAGCAACATTGATTGTTGTTGGTTCAACTCCTTCATCTGTTGTTCTTTGGCTTGTTCTGCCAATAACAATAACAGAAGAACCAATGCCAAAATCAAGAGCCAAATGCTCAGGAATCCAACAAGTAGTGATACCGGATTCATTAGAATCATAATCCATTTCCGCATTCAAATCGGTTAGATTGATGATTCTGTTTCCGTTCTTTGTTGGAGTCATGTTCATATTGCACACCGTTCCGTCTGTAATAACATAGCGTTCCTTTGAAGGAAGTGCTTGGCGTTCAATATGCGCTTTGTCCATATCAACAAGAGGAACAAGATGCGATTCAAAGTTTTCTCGCAGACAAACCTCAAAGTCAAATGAGGACATATCACGATAAAGTTCATTATCAGGATTCATTTCCGCATTAAGGGAAAGACTGTCAAGAGTCAAATCCTTAGCACCATAAATGTCAGTTCCGTTGTCATTAGCAACACAAAGGAAATGCACCCATTCAAAGGTGTTTGGTGCAAAATCAACACCGGCTTGATTCTTGTAAGAGAAATAATAAGGCTTCATTTCTCCCGTTCCGACAGAACCAAAGAAAACACCGCTTCGCCGCATTTGTTCTGCTGGAAGAGGCTTACCGTAATTATAGTTTTTACCACCATTCATGTAGGTGGGTGTATTATCCAAAGGAATAAAGAAATTGTTATGTTCCAAAGATTCTTCTGCACCCGCAGGTAAAGTAGAAATAGTCGTCTCATTGTATTCTCCATTATGATAGCGAGACACAAGCCACTTACCAAGAGCATTCTGTGAAGCAACAGCCACAATACCCTTTTCAAGTGCATTGTCAGCATCACGCATATACTCTTCTTTTGCTTTCATTCTGTTCCAAGCCATCATATCTCTTGGAGCATCCAACGATACAAAGAAACCAAAGGCCGCTTTGTAGAAAGAATCGTTATCCTTCTTTTCATCACTATCGTTATTCTGTGTTCTCTTCACATTCGCAACAAAGTTTCTCCAAAGACCCTTTGCGATAGGGTTGGTTGCTTCAATGTTGTTTTCGGAACAAATCTCTTCAAATTTGTTCTTCGCTTCTTCAACGCTCAAGCCAATGACCTGTGCGCCTTTCTCAATTTCTGCTTTCATGTTTTCTTGCATGTTTTTCACTTCCATATTTATTTTTCTTTGTTCAAATCTATGATAATTGACTTATTAGCCAAGATGCTAAAACCTTGGGAGTCATAGTGGTTGAACGCCATTCGCTTTCTCCTATGGTTCTTAAAATTTTGAATTTGATATTACTTTCCAATTCAGTTTGAATTACCGCATCATGTAAGCCAATACAAATTTCACGGATAGTAAATCCGTTGTGTAGGAAATCGTGTATTGTGCTTAATGCGAATTTTTCTTTATTTACAATTTTCATTAACAATTTTTTGTATTCGTTTAATCCCGCTTCAATTTGCTTTTTGAGGGTAGAATTGCTGGCTTTTGCCGCTTGCAGTTCTGTAATCGCCCTCCGCATATCACCATTCATGGCATATATAAAGGAGTCCAATTCATCAACGGAGAATCGGGTTATTTCTTCAGCCTTGAGGATTGAAGTCAATACTTCTAAGACGGCCTCATTAGAGAGTGGCTTAAAATGATAGTTTGCACACCGGCTTTGTAAAGCAAAAATAATTTTATTTCTGTCGTTGCAGGTAATAATAAAACGGATATTACTCGCATACCGTTCCATAATACGCTTTAGTGCGTTTTGGGCATCGGTTGTCATACCGTCCATTTCATCTAATAATACTATTCTAAATGGTGCATCACCTATTGTTCCACTTTGAGCGATATTCTTAATCGTTGTTCGCACATTTTCTAACCGCCTATCATCCGAAGCATTTACTTCAACAAAATTATCTTGAAAAGAATCACCTAAGATTTCTTTTCCAATTGCTAGTCCTGCTCCTGTTTTACCATTTCCCGGATTTCCATACAAAAGAATATTAGGCATGTTATTTTCCTCAACCCAACCTCTTGCATCAGAAACAAAGTGTTCTTGTCCTATTACTTCATTTAATTTATTTGGTCTATATTTTTCCGTCCATAGCATTTTTATTCCTCCAGCATTTTTACCGCTTTTTCACGACTATCTATAACTAACCAGTCTATCTCTTGTGAAATAGTTTGAGCAATAAAAGAGCCATATATTTTTGTATATAGTTCTCTATCTTTTAAGAAAACAATATCATGCTTATGAAACATGAATACAATAAAATAAATTGCATCAGTTAAGTTTAATTCATGTCTCATTCCCCACATTTCATCTCTTACTAATTTTCTAAAAGAATGGTCTTGTCTGATTGAGACAAATTGTGGAGTAAAAACAGATATTTGATTATGTAGCCAAATTTTGAATCTAGCAAAATCAAAACTTTTGTTGTATGAATTAGGTCTTACAGAAAAGGGATGCGTTGCATAAAAATGTTTTTTACAATAATAATCACAAAACGGCCATGTTGTGTGCTTTAGCCTTTTTTGATAAGTAAATCTTCGCTTTTTACATACTTTACAATCAAAAAATATTCTTACTGGTTTTTTACTCATTTTTATTCCTCCATAACTGTATATATTTTTGTTTTGTTAGATAATCTATCAAAAACAACAAAGGGTCGTCTTTTTAAATATTGTGCTAATATATCTGTTGTTATACACATTGTGCTTAATTTTTTAATTCCAAGCAATTTAGTTCTTAGGGTATTGGCTGTCATTGGCCCATCCTTTTTAAGAATTTTTACTGCTTCTTCCATCATTACTTTTTTTCCTGTTGTTCTAGGCATAATATTCCTCCAATAATGTTTGGGTGGCTATTATTGGCGTAGTTTTCTTTCTACGCCTCTTTTCACCAATTTTAAGCAAGCGACACTCAGCGTTGTTTAGTTTTCTTTTTGCTTGTTCTTTAAATTCTTCATCCTTCAATAAGTCGGAAAGAAGTCTTTGATTTTTTACACCCAGTCTTCTTGCTAGTTTGGGTATTTGTGAATATGCTCTTCTTTTTGGCATATTCAATTGCCCAACAAAACCACCTGTATGGGAATAGGCAAGCATCTCATAAAAGTATCTTTGACTCCATCTTCGCTTAACTCTCCCATCAACAAAAATTAATCTGTTGGGGTGCATATTTTCAGACAACCAAGATAAAATCTGTGTATCTGATGGTTTGTTAAACAGTAATATTTCAGCAACCAAATCTCTATTTCTCTCCTTAAGAAAACCATTCACAATGGAATAGGTATCTCTATCTAAAGAGAAAGGACTTTCGCTATTCGGAGCGATTTCTTTGATTTCTTCTTCAAGAAAATTATGAGAACCTGCTCTTTTGATTTTACACATATCCTTAATTTCTTTGGGAACAGACTTTTGGTTAATAGAAGTCAATACTACTTGACCACGATAATTCCGTATGATGTGCAAAATTGCTGACTTATCAGGCTTGAAATGCACATCTTCAATAACGATTCCGTTCTCCACAGGAAACGAACCTACATCAAAATCAATGTCGTTTGCATATAGAACGATTGGGTCATTTACGAATGTAAGTGCCTTTGTTGATTTTCCAGTTCCAGTTTTTCCTGTTAGTAAAATTGTTCTATTGTCATTATTTCTATTTGTTAATCCCATTAAATTACCCCTTTTAATTCAAATATTCTATCAAGTCCACTTGATGTTCTATGTTTATTCTCCGATATTAATTCTACAAGTTCTCTAAATGTTCCCCATTCTCCTTTTGCGTCAGGTAATACAGGAACTAATTCTGTCAATTTATACAGATTTTTGATTCCACCAATCTTTAGAATGGGCTTCGGTCTTGTCTTTGACTCTTTTTCTTTGTAAGAAGAAGTAATTTCATGTTGAAGAAGTGTTCTTTCAACGGCTCTAAGAAATGATTCTTCAGCACGAAGGATAATTTTCACTCTCACACGATAACCGATTTGAGAATCACTTGCTCTTTCAATATTAAAATCCAACTTACCAGCAGTTAGCAAGATACCAATTAACATATCTTTACTATACATAAATATCAGTCCTGCATATATTGTGTATTTGAAGGCCAATAACCATTAGGTGCAGTATTTGTTTCAAGCCAAAAGAAGTGAGCCGCAGTTAAGCGAGACTCTCCCCTGTTAATTGCGTTTTCTTCTGCGTTGCTAATAAGGTTGGCAATCGCTGTTTCAACCCATTGAGTAATGAAATACTTTGCCTCATTTGAAACTTGAAGGTCAGTTGTTTCTTTAATTAATTGAGTCACATTAATTTTGGTTGTAGGTTTTGGTTTCTTATAGGCGGGCTTTTCAGGAACAATGATTTGATTATCCTTAATATAAGGACAATATTTCTGTAAAACTAACTTAGGTCGGCCTTGTTCATGCAAGATGTTCTTTAGATGAGCATAACCATCCTCATCAATTTTTAAACACCTGTAAGTAATCGCATCAATAATTGTCATTTCTCCTTGTTGAATCATTCATCATCCCTCGCTTGTTCAAGAATAGCCTTAATCAAGGAAATGTCTTTTCCATTTTCAATGAAACTCAAAGCAGTTAGAAGAATCTGTTGCATATGTTCGTTCTTCTCAAGTTCCGACTTCAACCCAAGATTTTGAATAATCTTTTGCTTGTGGTTTCTCACCATGTAATCTTCTTCTCCTAATTCCTGCTTCAAAACAAATCTGCGATGATACAGCCTCTCTAAATGTATCATACCAGTTTTCATTCTAGTAAATACTACTCTAATTGCCCTGTCTGTTTGCTTCATACTCATTTCAGAAATTTTTCTACAACGCCCATGTTGGTCTGCAAAATACTTCGTATTCCATACTGCATTTCCTTTTTCATTTTTCATTCTAATCTCTCCACATCATTCAAGGTATTAATGTCTGCAACAAATTTATCATCACGAATACGGACACATCTTGGGAACCTTAGACCCAAGTTTCCTTTTTCATCACGGCTAACCAAATCAGCCTTAACTTCAAGAATAACAACAGGCGAAACAAAGAATCGCCCGTTGTCAAAGGATTCAACATTACGCCGTAGCGTATTGGTGAGGTTGATTAAATCGCTATCCGAGAAGCCTGTTCCACACCATCCGACGCTGTGAT